TATTGCATCTGCTTTTTTGACAAGTCTAATTAATAAAATAGACTTGTTAGAGAGAACATATACAGCAACAAAAAATTTAATACTCGCTGTTGCAAAGGCTATCGAAAACACCAGACGCGCAATACAAAAAGCACTCTATACAGATATTCCAACAAGTGTTGCACGCATACGAACTGGTGTAGATGCTGTAAAAAAATTATTAAAATTACCTGAAATATCTCTTAGAATAAAATTTCCAAAACGTCCAAAACTACCACGTATAAATTTTACATTTGGTGATTTTTATAGTAAGTTTAAAAAACAATTAGAAATACTAAAAAAGAAAAATGGTGAATTTTATCAAAAAGCCTATGACACAGCAATACAACAATCTGGTATTGAAATTATAGATCCTAAAAAAGATAAACTTCAACAAGGATTAACAAAAGCACGAAATGCTCTTAAAGAAGCAAGAGCACAATTACAAGCAAGACAAGCAATTCGTAACGAAGCAATTAATAGAGCAAGAACACAACTTGTTAATAATATTAGAAAGACAACACAAACAACAGAACGTGAACGTCAACGAATTGTAAATGAAAGTGCGTCTGTACAAAGAAACGCAAAAAATGCTTTAGCAAGAGCACAAGCAAAACTTCAAGATATTGCATCACGTAGAATGTATCTTACACCGGAAGAACAACGTATGATTGTTCCTTCAAATAGAGTAAATGTAGAAAGAACAAATGTTCTTGATGATTTACCTTTATCAAGACCTGTTATTGTAGCTGGTAGTACGGTGCAAGGTATCATTCCGGGAACAACATTACAAACTGGATTTACTACACCTGATGGTAGAACGGTCTTTAAAGATAGAAGAACAGAAAAATTATATGTCTTGCAATCTCCACAAGAACGTGTTGCAGAACTTACCGCAACGTCTGTAAATCGTTTTAACGCTAATGTACAAGAAGTTAGCGCAACTATAGGAACAATTAATACAGCAATTGCTACCGCGGCGGAGGTTCAAGCTACATTAAATAATAAAGTACTTAAAGCAGAGTTTGGTGTAAACCTTGTACAACAAGCTCAAACAGTCAATAGTATAACACAACAAGCTAGAATAGACATAAACACAACAAACGAACAAAATACGGATCAAGAAAATTTAAATGCACAAGCAAATGCAAATATAGTATTTGAAAGTGATACATTCTCAATAAATGCAGAAACAAAAACCGTAACAACAACTACGAGAAGATTATCATCATCACAAGCAGCAAATCAAGCAACTGGTTATAATAGAACAATTGCTGAAAAATATGGATATACTACACCGTTAACTATACGACCAAGTGGACCAAAAAACATAAACGTAAATGGACAATCGGTATACGAAATTATATTAGCAATAGTATACAAAGATTTTAATCCATTAAACAGTGCAAGACTTGCACAATTGGGGGAGGCACCATCTACGTTAGTGTCACCTCAAATTTCACCATCTTCACCTATAACGGAACTTCCGATATCGGTAGTCTAAATCGTTCTAAATCATAGTATTTAGATATTTAAATAGAGGGGCTAAAATGGTTATTTTTTCAAGGAGAAAGAAATGGACAAAACATTATTAAAAGCTTACATTCGCACTGTGGTAGAAGAAGAAGTTAATAGAATTCTCCCAGAACTTTTGGGTGAGGCTGTTGCACAAATCAAAGGTTCACAACAGGTTAACGAAACAGTATCAGCACCAAGTAAGCCAAAACTTGACCGTTCAAAGTTGGCAGCGATGATGGGATTGGAACGTATCGGAGACACCATTACCGCTACGACAAAAAACATGCCGCTCCCAGAAAACATTCCACAAGGTGTCAATTTAAATGACCCATCAGTAAAACCAGCTGTCGAAGCTATCACAAAGGACTACAGCGCTTTGATGAAAAAGATGGGATTGAGTAAGTAAGATGGCAAAAACCGTATATCTTGGTTCTACACTTCCTTTACAACGAGGTAATCGTGGGTATTTTCAAACCACGGTAGATCCGTTGCAAAATGAAAAATCAAAGTTTATTAACTTGATATTGACCAAGAAAGGTGAACGTGTATCAAATCCAAACTTTGGATGCGACTTATGGCGTTTGTTGTTCGAACAAAAGGATGGTAATACGCAAGATTTGGCAAAAGAATATGTGTTGGATGCGGTCAATAGATTTATGCCATATTTGGTATTGCAAGATATTCAAATAACGAACACAGATACGTTTTTGAATGACAATTTTATAAATCTTTATGTAAAATACGGATTTAGTAACAATCCACTTGCATCAGATGAAGTGATTGTATCCCTTGGAACCAGTGTAACTAATCAGTTAATTACTACTGGTAGAACCGTAAGTTCCAATATCTTCGACACACAAACAGATCCAAGAGTTTTAAGTACATTAGGACGAAGAACAACTTCTAATGGATTAACTATTTAATTTGAGATAGGAAATGGCTACAACCAACAATGTACTAAACAAATTATCGGTAGCACCAAAGGAAGTAAGTTACCTTAACAAGTCATTCGTTGACTTCAAAGGTGACTTAATTACTTTCGTAAAAAACTATTATCCTACCACATGGACTGACTTCAATGAAGCCAACCCAGGTATGATTATGTTAGAATTAGCAGCATATGTCGGTGATGTGTTGTCATTTTACATAGATAATTCATTCAAGGAAAATTTATTAGCCTACGCTGAAGAAGAATCTAGTGTTATTACTATAGCACAAGCATTGGGATACAAGCCAAAAACAATAGTACCATCTACAGCAGAAGTATTAATATCACAGATAGTTCCTGCATTGGGAGCTGAAGATGGATATATTCCAGACGCAACATATTTCTTAAAAATAGATAAAAATTCAACGGTATCTACGCAAGCACCAAGTATAGTTTCATTTAGAACTACGGAATTGGTAGATTTTGCGGACCCAACTAATAGATCCATAGTTCCACGACAACTTGATTCTGTAACTTTGTTACCTGTAACATATTTGGTTACAAAAAAAGTAAAAGTTATTGCAGGAAATGCTAGACAAGAAACATTTACATTTGGTGACCCAGAAAAGTTCTCAACTATTACTGTTGGTGATATAAATGTAACGTCAATTAGTGATGTTGTAGATGCTGATGGTTACAAATGGTACGAAGTTGATTATTTGGCGCAAGATACAATTGTTGATGATAAGGAAGTATCTTACGTTGCAAGTGTAAGTGAATCGGTCAGTCCAACATACGCTATCAAATACAGAACAGTTCCACGTAGATTTGTTACACGATTAACACCTGATAAAAAAACACAATTGGTGTTTGGATCCGGTCGAGGTAATGCTTCAGAAGATATAGTATACTTGGATTCTCAACAAGTTGCAAATTCGGAATACGGTACACAATTAGCAAGTGTATCATTGAGTAATACAGATTTACTAAATACAGACAATTTTGGTATAGCACCTGCTAACACCACATTAACTGTAACATATTTTACAGGTGGTGGAGTTGAAAGTAACGTAGCATCAGGAACAATTGTCCAAGTAGGACAGTTAAATGTACTGAACAGAACAACCGAATTAAACCAATCGGAATTAGATTTATTCAATGATATAGTACGAACGGTAACGGTATTCAACGAAATGCCAGCTACGGGCGGACAAGATGGTGAAACTGTAGAAGAAATTCGTCAACGTGCATTGGCAATTTATAATTCACAAAATAGAATTGTAACAAGAAGAGACTATGAAGCTAGAGTATTGGCAATGCCAGCAAAATATGGTGCAGTTACCAAGGTGTTAGCGGTATCTGATGCTCAACAAACAAATATACAATCTCAACAAACACCAACACAAGAAGTTAATAATATTCCAAAACCAAATGCAATTAATTTATATGTGTTGGGGTATAATCAAAGTAAAAAGATTACAACAGTAAACGATCTAGTCAAGAAAAATTTACAGCAATATTTGGCTCAATATAGAATGTTGACCGACCAAGTAAACATTCTTGATGCGTTTGTAGTCAATATCGGTGTTAACTTCGATATAACAGTATATAAAAATTACAATATGCAAGATGTACTGGCATTATGTTTGGGTGCAATTAAGGATTACTTTGAGATTACCAAGTGGCAAATTAACCAACCAATTCGTTTGGGTGATTTGGCATTATTAATACAAGCACAAGATGGTGTACAAAGTGTAAATCTATTAGAAATTACAAACAAATATTTCTTTAAGGATGGTAAAGATTACCAACCATATCGTTATGACATCACAGAAGCAACCGTAGATGGAGTTGTATACCCATCTCTTGACCCATGCATCTTCGAGATTAGATATCCAGAAGATGATATTGTAGGAAGTGCAAGACAATGAGATTATTCCTAACCGCATCGGCAGATAATACTTTATACCAACGAAATCCAACAAATAATGCTGGACTGGACGAAGTTATCGAAGTTGGTAAAGTAGCAAATCCAGAAGATTTAGAAATTGCATATTCTTCAAGTGCAGCACGTGCACTGGTAAATTTCAAATTACCAACGAGTGGTTCTATACCAGAAACCGCTTCGTTTTATTTAAATTTACGTATTGCAAACGCACAGAAACTACCATATTCACAACAACTAGACATATATCAAATTTCTGGTTCTTGGACAGAAGGTAGTGGATACTATGTTCAACAAACAGTGAATTCTCGTGACGGTTCAACCTGGAGACAATCCAATACATCTGTATCTTGGAGTACTGCCGGTGGTGACTATTACGCAACACCATCACAAAGTATCACACTGAACGAGTATCCATTACAAGATTTGCATGTAGATGTATCAAATATAATGCAACCATTTATATTTGATAACGCAGATTGGTCAACCTTCAAAGGGTTCATCATAAAATATCCGTCTGCTTCCGAAGCAGATTATACTAATGAAGGAAATATTAAGTTCTTTTCCAAACAAACACATACAATATACGCACCAGTATTAGAAGCAGTGTGGGATGATTCTACGTTTACAACTGGTTCGTTAAAGCCAATACCAAATACATACGATATTGAAGTAGTTCCAAAGAATCCAAAAGAAACATACGTTCGTGGGTCAAAAGAAAAGATAAGATTTGTAGTTAGAGACAAATATCCACGAAAGAATTTTGATGCAACATTAAGATATAAAAATGTTTACTATTTACCAACTTCTTCGTATTTTGGTATTGTTGATAGACAAGCAGGAGCAACAGTATCACCAATAGATGCTTTTGCAAAATTAAGTTGTGATGCAACTGGGTCGTATTTTGTATTAGATACTTCAAATTTATACAAGAACAGATATTATTCGATTAATTTAGAAATCAATAATGGTAGTGATGACACCAACATCATCCCAGAAATATTCACATTTTTGGTGAAGTAATATGACTTTTGATGACTTGATTAAAACGTTTAAGGTGCAACCAGACCTCAATAGACAATTCTGGACATCGGAAAACAAACTCAATCCAACCATTCGTAAGGCTCTTTTAAGAATTGCAAAGGAGTTCTATGATAGTATTGAGTTAGAGAACAAACCAAAAATCAAGGACATTGTATTTACTGGAAGTTTAGCAAACTACAATTACTCAGATTATTCTGACGTTGATCTTCATTTATTATTTGATTTTGGAAAGGACAAAGAACTATTATCACAATTTTTCTTGTTGGCAAAATCAAAGTGGAATGATAAACACGATATTACAATCAAGGGGTATGATGTAGAAGTATACGCAGAAGATGAAAAATCACCACACGTATCAACTGGTTTGTATAGTGTAATGAAGGATACATGGTTAAAAGAACCTAAGAAAGAAACACCTGTATTTGATGAACTGGACGTAAAAACAAAGGTCAATTATTTTGTAGGCATGGTTAAACAACTTTTTCAACAATATCAAGAAGGTAAGTTGGAAGGGTTGGATACCAAGATTGAAAAATTACGTGATAAGTTATCAAAATTTAGACAAAGTGGATTACAACTTGGTGGTGAATTTTCTACAGAAAACATCGCATTCAAGTTATTACGTCGAGCAGGGTATATGGATAAGTTAGCAAAGCTACAAGACACAGTTGTAGACAAACAACTCTCAGTTGCGGAAATAAAGTAAAATGTCATTATTGAACGTAATAAACAAAACATCAATAGAAGCAACAGATTTTTCTACTGGATCATCAGATTTAACACTACGTATTCAATTATCTAGTGGAGAGGTAGTACAGTTTACAGCA